GTAGATGCTTGTTTAAGGATTATACTTATAACAAAACCAAAGTTTTGGGTATTAGAAAATCCAGTAGGCAGACTAAAGCATTATATAGGAGATTGTAAATGCACATTTCAACCTTATCAGTATGGAGATGCTTATAGTAAAAGAACTTGTTTATGGGGAGATTTTAATATGCCTAAACCTACAAAGATAGTAGAGCCTGAAATGGTTGAATATACAACTAAAAGTGGAGAAGTTAAAAGAATGAGTAAAGTCCATTGGGAAAGTTTTAAGCTACCTAAAAATGAGAGAGCAAGATTAAGAAGTATGACATCACTAGGATTCGCACAAGCATTTTATGAGGAGAATAAATAATGCCGAACAAAAGCAAAGCTAAAGGTAATAGATTTGAAGCAGAAATTGTAAAAGCCGTTGAATTACACGAAGTTAAGTGTGTTCGTGCTTGGGGGAGCAACGGCAGAGCATTAGGTTGCCACGAAGAAGTAGATATTCTTATTGATGATGACATTAAGGTTCAAGCTAAAGTTAGAAAGGCTTTGCCGAAATGGATCAAACCCTCTGAACATACAGATATACAGGTAATAAAAGAGGACAGAGGCAAAATTTACGTAGTACAAGAATTGAATGATTGGTTGTTGGAGTATAAAAAGAGATAGGTGGTAGGTTTTTATTCATTCTCCCTACCTTTAGCGTTTCCCTTTCTTCGCACTATCTCTTTTAATTGGAGAATTTATGATTACAAGTGAATTAATAAGGATTTGGATAACAAGTGACGGCAAGAAGTTTTTTAACGAAAATGAAGCCGTTAAACACGAAGAATCAATTCAACCTAAAGACATAACTCAACAATGGTTGGATAGAATAAAAGGAGAATAAATGGATATTATCATTACAACATTATTAGCTACGATTGGAATATTTCTTATTTCAGGGATTATTATAGAATCAGTAGAAAAGTTTTTCTCTATGAAAGAGAGGTTTGTAGATGAAGATTAATTGGCTTAATTTAATTGTTTATTCTGGTGTTTTTCTAATAAGCAGTTTATCTGTTTGGCTTATAATAAAGTATCTATGTATTTTTGTAGCTTGGTTGATGATGTGTCTGTAAATACTAAAGATTATCTTAAATACATTAAATCTAAACATTGTTTAGTGTGTGGTAGCACTCCTGTAGATGCAGATCACCAAGATACAATAGGAATGGGTGGCGATAGAAAAAAACAATCTATAAAAGACTTTACTTGCATACCATTGTGCCGAAAACACCACACAGAAAGACATAATATAGGTTCTTTTCAATTTGAACACAAACATAGCCTTAACCTATGGAAAGAGGCTTTTTATTTATTAAGAGGGTATTTCGCAGAATGAAATATAAAACTATATATGCAGATCCACCTTGGAATGAAGCAGGGGGGGGGAAGATTAAAAGAGGTGCAGACAGGCATTATCCTTTGATGAAAACAAAAGATATATGTAATTTACCTATTTATAAAATAGCAGATGATAATTGTCATTTATATCTGTGGGTAACTAATAATTTTTTAAAAGATGGTTTAAAAGTTATGGATGCTTGGGGTTTTAAATATAAAACTATGATTACTTGGACAAAAGCAGAAAAAGATATGTTTAATAATTATAAGCTGCAAAATGCAGGACTTGGACAATATTTTAGAGGTTTAACAGAAGTTTGTTTGTTTGGGGTTAAAGGTAATATACCATATAAAACAAAAGACGGAAAAAGACAACAAGGTTGTACTGCATTGTTATCTCCAAGAACTACAAAACATTCTCAAAAACCACAAGAAATGAGAGAAATGATTGAAAAAGTATCTTATGCACCATATATTGAATTATTCGCAAGAGAAAAAGTAGATAATTGGGATATATGGGGAAATGAATTAGAAAACACATTAGAATTAAATTTATGAAATTCGCTGGTAAAATAAAGAATGGAAAACTTACCTTAGATGATAATCTTGGATTTAGAGACTATTTATATCTAATTGAGGGTGATGTTCATCTTGAGATAAAACTTGCCGAAAAAGTGCGTTCTCCGCAACAAAACGCTTACTACAGGGTTATAATTAGGATATTATCAAAAGAATTAGGCTATACTGAACAAGAAATGCACGAAACTATCAAAAAGAAATATGATATTGGATCTACTAAACAATTATCTGTAGAAGAATTTACTGAATTAATTGAGCAAATCAAAAGATGGGCAGTAATAGATATGGGTATTGTTCTACCTAATGCTAGGCAACCTCATCAATAGTAACACTTAAAGTATAAGTATTAAAAGCTACTTGTTTTACATTTAAAGTATTGCTTCTAAAAGTACATATTGAGAATTGATCTGGATTATTATTAGTATTATCAGGTTGAAAGATAAACGGCAGAGTTCCACCTAAAGTACAATTCCATACAAAATTAAAACTATCATCAGTAAGCATAGGATTAGGATTGTTTGCTCCTGTAGGATTTGTGCCGTCATCAATAGAATCGTCAGTTAATTTACTTGACACTTCATTGTCCATCCACATATTATCTTCACTTATATATGAAAATGTAAGATTCCAGCTTCTTAAACCTTTTCTACCTAAACCACTTTTAGCTCTATAATCAAAACGATAACCTTGACTATCTACAAAGGCAGTACTATCAAGTTCAAATGGTGGATATTTATAAGTTCCATTATTAGGATGATTCATAGTCCATTCTGTTGCTCCATCATAATAAATGTTAGCTAATGTTTTACCACCTATTGTTTTTTGTTTTTTAATGCCGTCAAATCGTCTTGACATTGTAAGTGATAAATCAGGCGAATTAGGAGCATCCCAATATTTGCCTACAACCATAGAGCCTAATTGATGTGTATAATCATCAAATGGATCACTTCCATCGCTTGTGTTAGAATAATACAATTCAAAAGACCTCCAATATTTATCTAAAGTATCATTAAAAAGCCAAATACTGCTTCCATTATAAGCTAAAGAAAGTTTATTACCACTTGTATTTGCATTAATTACATTACTTGAATATATATTAGAATCTGTTATAGTATCTGTTTCTGATGAATTTAATCCTGATTTTGCGTGAATTGAAAATGGGTTTGAATCAGAAGCAAGATTATGATTAAGTAAAGCACAAAAATTAATAGGAAATGATGTTTTTATATTATCTGATGTATTTTCGCCAATAATAAATTTTGTTTGTGATGAGTTTTGTTCTAAAAATGGATTAGAACAATTCATATACAACAATTCTGCACCACCTTTATTTCCATCCCAACCTAATTGCCCTGTGGCGTGTAAAAATGTAGGCATATCTACATAAAATCTTGGCGTTTTAACTTGCTTTCCCATTAATATCCTCCTGTACTACGAGAACTCGCCTGTGTTCTCTTAATTTTTGTTTTCTTCTCTACCTTTGGTAAATCGTAATCAGGTAAATTATAAGCAGTTCTATTTACTTTTCCAACTCTTTTTGTATCTTTATAATCTTCCCAATTCATTATATCTCTAACAAAACTAAATTCTTGCGCTCCCCAATTTGCATTACTTCTTTGTATTACTTCAGATAATCTTTCGCCTTTATCATTAGAAATTATAGCTTTTGTAATCTCTATATTGCCTTTATAATTAAATAATGCTTGATTTTGGATAGGATTTCCTTGTAAGGTAACCATTACCATTCTTTTGGCATTTCCTTGCAAAATCCATCCTTCTGGAAGCTGAGGCGTAATTTCTGCCGTACCATTAAATTCAAACTGAATACCCATAACATCAACATCTGCTTGTAAAGAGCATACACCATTATCTACTAATATGATAGCTTTTTGTTCTTTTCTAAATTTAGCTTTTCTTAATAGATCTTTTTTATTAATAGCTTTCATTATTGCTCCTGTATAATATTTATTAATGCTACAATATCTAATATACTTAAATCTCCATCACCATTTATATCGCCTTGAGGACTATTTTGTAAAAAATCTGCTTCTTCTTCATCCCCACCTTGTATTGCAAGAGCCATTTGAACCACATCAAGTATATTAATATTTCCATCTTCATTAACATCGCCTAATTCAGGATCGGAAGGTTGAACATAATTTTGAACAAAATCTTCTTCTTGACTATATGTTTGACTTTCGTCTGATATTTTTAAAATACCAACAATATCATTATGACCTTCAGGTATTAAATATGGTGTAGTTAGCGTTATATTTCCACCTAAATTATTTTGATTTTGATTAATTAAAACATTAATATAATTAGAAGCATCATATTCACTATTTTCAACAACAGGTATTAATACTTCATTTGTATCAGGATGTCTTATTTCTTCATCATTATATATTATAAATACTTCAGCTTGAATTTCACCTTCAACATTAGTATCTATAACAGCTTGTGGAGAATTATTTAAATTATTGTCGCCATTTATCCAATAACTATTAAAATAAGGGTCTGGCGTATATTCTTCTTCATCTTCTTCTACTATTGTGGTATCATCACTATAATCAGGATTATCGCTTGGGTCACCCAAATCAAAATTACCTTGCCCATCATTACCGCCTTCATCAGTTACTGTCCCATCTTGCACATCTTCTTCATCAATAATAGGTGCAGAACCATATTCTCCACGATGGACTTGTACTGCTTCAATAGTTACCTTATTTAATGACTTGCTAATTTTATTTATAAAAAATACAGGATAAACAACTTGTCCATTTTTAATGTCTTGTTTTGAATAATCATAACCAAATGCTAATTTACCACCTAAAAGTTCAGTAAATTTAATATAATCACCTACTTCTAAATTCATATAACTTACAGGCAAATCTATTTTAGTTGTTAAATGTTGATTAGCATACCAAGATACTAATCTTTTTTGTAATTTTCTTGCAGTTTGCTCATCTCTAACATATTCTGTTTCTATTTCTAGTTTTGCTTCTTCTGATGTTAAGCCGTAATAATCAATATTATAATGTTTAGTCTCATCATTTGGATACATAGATTGAGTTACTTCGTCATAAGTATCAAACTCATTACCGTTGCCGTCTATTAGTCCATATCCTGTTTCTTTATCAAATTCTCCTGAAGCATAATTCTTTTTGTACTTTACATTAACTTGATTTTTAACATCATCTATTTTTGTTAAACTAAAAGAATATTTAAGTATATCTTGATTGTCTATTTTAGTATATGAAACGCCATCTAAAATTTGATGAACAGGTATAAAATTAAATTGTCCAGAAGCATTAAACGAAGGAATAATTAAAGATGATTTAAATAATCCTTCAAATACTTCTTTAGCTTCTTTTTGTTCATTTAAAGTAAAAGAATTTTGCCAACTATCTATTTCATCTATTAATTCAACATTACCTTCTTCATAATTAAGTTCATCTTCTAAAATATCTTTAAGTATATTTTGTGCCGATACTATAACTTCATCATTGTTTGTTCTGCCTTTAACATCAGCAAAAAACTGTTTATCAAGTGGTTGATCAACAACTGCATCTTGTAATAAATAAACATTAAATAATTGTACAGCAGCGTATCCTGTGTCATTACCTTGACTTGACCCTCTTTTAGGTAATTGTGGAATACCAAATTTAAAATTATCAAATGCTGTAGTATTGTTAAATGTTGCAGCAATACCAAATCCATTTAATAGTTTTACTGAATCTTCTGTATGGTCTTGTTCAGTATAATTTGGAGATTCCCATTCATCAACACCATTTGGTACATTAGGAAATTCAAGTAATTCATTACCTGTTTGTTCTGTTAAATTTGTAGCCGTTATAGTAAAAGTAGTATCAGGCAAACCATCTGATGCTGGTAAATCTTCACCTGTCCAAAATAAAGCACAATATGGTCTTTTCCATCCACCATATCCAACTGAACTTCTCATATCAAAAAATGAATGATACATAGCGTCATATACAATTTTACTAGAACAAGGAATGCTTCCAACATTATCTTTTAAAACTAATTTAATTGCAGCAGCACCAGATTTATAATCTACCCCTTGTAATCCATCAGCATTTCTTCCACACAAATACATTCCTTTGTCTGTATCGCCATCTTGCAATCTATCAACAGGAAATAAACCTTTTGAATCTATCCAGTATAAATCTTTCCAATTATCATCAATAGCAGAAGTTTCTCCACCATCTGTATTTTCATTACAAAGCGTTGGTTGCCACCAAGTTTGGTCACCATCATTCAAATTATCATCATAACCTGTTGCTGCTATTACATTATCTGAAAATTCCCAAGGTTTCCAAACTCCTGTATTATCTATATCATAATTTGTGAAGCCGTATATTCTATTAAGAGAATGTACTCCTACTCCTCCTTGTGAAGGATTATTGTCACAAAAAGTAAAACATTCAACTTTATCAATAGGTCTATAAATCCTAGTAGGGATACCAATAGCATCTTCTTCATTTATTAATGCTTGAGAATTAACTTTTATTGAAGCCGATGAATCAACACCATTTGATTGTTGAAATTCATATACTCTATCTACATTTACAGTAATCTTTTTATAATCGTCATCTTCAGTGTCAGTAATCCCATTAAGTAAATAATACCACTCTTGTTCAAAATCTAAATGTTGTGGTATAGGGATAAAATTATTCTCATAAGCTGATAAAGCACCAGTTTCTTTAATATATCCGTTTGTAACCAATGGATGATTATCATTTAAATATGGATTTCCGTAACCTTGAAGATTTGGACTTTTCCATAACCCTTCTACTTCTCTACCTCTTTTATCAATATGAAATTTTGTTAATTCTTGTTGTAATTCACCCATTGTATCTTGCCCTAAAGAACGTGTAATAACAGGCGATTTATCAACAAATCCATAAACCATAGGGTAAGGCTTACCTATATCATCTTCTTTGTAAAATTGTTCATCAGGAACTGTAGAAACAGGTATTTTAGTGGATAACATTTGTTGTGTTAAATCTTCTAATTCTAATTTTATAGTTTCTGCCGATTGATTAAATCTTCTAATAGTACCAGTATAAACCAATAAACAATCATCAATACTATCAATACCATTAGCACAATAATATACTTGGCACACAGCATTTAATAAACTTTGAATATCATCACTAAATATTTTACCTTGAAATGGTGCGTTAGATATAGAAAGAGATACACTTGATATAGTGTATTTGTTATTTATAATGTCGGCAGAGCTGTTTATTGAAGGAGCATTTAAAAGTAAAGGCTTATACGCACTTCCACTTATATTTGTTTCCTTAATTGATAAATTAATTACTTCTGTGGCGTTTTCTAAAGGATCATCTATTCTTACGCCTTTATAAATCTTAACTAAAGGATATAAAGAGGTTCTTACGCCATTACCTAATGCTTGTTTAAACTTTGGAGGTAATTCTATCATTAACTAAGTCCAAAATCGCTACCTCTACGGACAGCTTCTTTAATTGATTCTGCAAGTTCGCCTTCAACAAAATCTTGTGTTAAAACATTACCTGTGACGGTAACATTAATACCTGTGCCACCACCTTGTTGGTTCATTTGGTTAAGAGTTTCTAAACCAATAGATTCTACTGCGTTTCTACTCATAACAAACTCACCTCTTTCGGCTTCAATTATAGTTCCACCTTGAGAGTGAGGTCTGCCACCCACATAACCACCTTCAGCAAACTTAGGAGCAGAACCTGAACCTATTTTATTAGCTGACATAGCAACTGCTCTTGCATTAGCTATTCCTGCTGCAAGTTCTATACCATACATTATCCCGGGGATTGGTGGTAAAAGACCAGCTTTTTGAGCATTAAATCTTGCTGACGAAGCACCTGCAAAAGCATCTACCATAGCACCTGCTGCTTGTATAAGAGCAACTTCTTTAGCTCCTGCACCTAAAGCCTCAGCTACTGTTGCTGCACCTTTTACGGCTCTTGAATATGATTTTAATTGTGCTTGTTCTTCTGCGTGTAACATAGCTAATTTTTTTTGATTTAACATCGCTAATATATCAACATACTTTTTTTGAGCTTCTGCAGAGTCGTCTGATGCAATAGCAATATCAAGTAATGATTGAGTTGTAGCAATATTAGTATTAATAGTTGCTAATTGAGCCTCTCTAGTTTGTGAATACATTTTATTTATTTGGTCTTGTGCATTTAAAAAAGAATTATAAGTACTAAAACTACCTTCTATAGTATCTATCATATTTTGTATTTCTTTTGTGTTATTTTTAGCCTCTGCACTAGAAAAATTAAAACTTCCACCAACAGCTTCTACTATTTCTTTAGTTAAACCTAGGTGCTCAGCTAATCCAACTTGATCTACATCAAAAGACTTAAAAGTGGCTTGAAGGTCATTAGTTGATTCTGTAACTTCTTCTATAGATTCTGCTTGTTTATTTAATTCTTCTTTTAATTGTGATGTTGTCATATCTTTTAATCTTTCAAGATACGATTTTGTGCTTTCATTTACATTTTCCATTTTACCATCAAAAGTACCTAAAATTCCTGATAATGATAATAATTCTGTAGCTAATATTCCTACTCCTACTGCTAATAAACCCCAACCTGTTTTTGCTTGAAGTACTATAACTTTTTGTAATTCTTTTCTGTATTTAATCATAGCTCCAACAAGTGCAGTACTAACAACTACTGAAAAAGCTTTTACTCTACTTGGTGTTATAGCATCTGCAAAAGTTGTCATAGCTTTTGCTAAAGATTCCATCATAGGTAAAAACGCATTACCAATAGCTACAGAAGCGTTAGACATTGATGCACTAAATTGTTGAAATACTTTATTAGATGAAATAACTTCATGAGGCAAACCTTTTAATTTTTCTCTTGCAGCTTCTAAAGTAGCATTTGTAAATGCTTGTCTTTTTTCATAATCAGTTAATGTATCAGCAGTTTTGCCGACTTCTGCTGCATAATCTTCATAAGCTTTATCTGCTTTTACAATAATACCAATATTATCAAGCATTAAACGTGATTGACGACCAATACCAGTAACAAGAGATTCTATTGATAACTTAACATCTTTACCTAAAGCATCACCAAGTCTTTGAGCCATATCAAACATTTCAGCCATTTCATCTGAATTTTTAGTAACACCAAGAATCATAGCGTTATTTGCTTGTTGGAATAAATCAAAATCGGATAAAGTACCATTTGTAGCTTTTCTTAATTTATTTATAGCATCTGTAGCTTTAACACCACCACCTGATAAATTAATAAATGCTCTTTCCATATCTTGAATTTTAGCTGCTGCTTTTGCAAATTCAATTAATTGCTTTGTACCCATAGCCATCGCAAAATTAAAAACAAGTAATCTTGAACGAACTGTACTCATACTTTGTTCAAACAAAGACATAGCTTTACGATTTCTTCCAGTAGCTTTTTCGTTTTCTTTAGTTTTTTTAGTGCTTTCTTTAGTTGTTTCAGAAGCACCTTTTTGAGCTTTTTCTAACCTTTTAATAGCATCTATTATGGCTTCGTGCCCCATCGGTTTAAATCTTACTATAATATCAGCTGCCATCTTTTTTCGCTTTCTCTGTTAATTGATTCTGTTTTTTCGCCATAGCATTTTTAATTATAAAAAAATATTGTACCCATCTTGCAGGTTGATCACCATAACTACCTGAGTATGCTGGTGTTCCTGTTTCAGTACAATATAAATATTTATTAAGAAGTTTAAGATACTTCTCATCTCTAATATGATTAAAACAACCAAAAAATGGAATTTGACTTGCTATACTTTTTGCCACATCAAACTCCTTTCCTTTTTCTTTATTAAATCTTTCAGTTTCTTGGGCAATTAAATCAATAACTGCCCAAACATCATCTTGTGATATAAACTCTCGTGTTTCGTATCCGTTTCCTGTATTTACAGGTATCTGTGCTTCGTATGGAAATTCACAATATTGACAGCCTCCACAGCCATCAGACAATATAGTCAGTTCTACTTGGAGGCTTTCTCTTCCCCCACTAAAAGATATTCCTGCATTTTAATAAAAATTTCAGTTCTATCTTCTAATGAAAGGCTTTTTAGAAACTCATCAGATGTATCGCCATCAACACCAAGGCGAATCCATTTAGTCATTGTGGTATTCATCATCTTCATACCTTTTGGATTACCTTTAGCATCATATTGATACTCTACAGAATCAAGCATTTCATCTCTATCATCTATAGATACATCTTTTAACTTAATCTTTTTACCAGATTCAAGTTTTATTTCCATTGTATTATTCCTTTATTTTATTTATTAATCGCTTAAATCAACTATTAATAAAGCATCTGTACCATCATCTACTGCTTTAATAGAAACATCAAGCATCATTATATCGCCTTCTGAATATGCTACATTAGTTAATACACCATTAGCTGTATCTACTCCAAAGTTGCCATTATTAGCAATAATAAACATATTTTCTGCTAATGCAGCAGTTTGTGTATCAAATGAGTTTATTAATGCTTTAGTCTCAGAATCGTATTTAATTTGACAATCGTGAGTTACTGAACATTCTGCACCTCTACCTACAAGTTGGTAACCTGTTGATGAGTGACCTGAAAATACAGCAGGGTAATCAATAGTTGTAGTAAAACTATTTAACATCGCATCTTTATTAAAGATTTTAGTTACTGTTGCAGAACCTAAAGTTGTTGTAGTAGTATTTGCATATGCAGTACTTCCAGCAGCAGCAGTAGAATTTAAATCAGGTGTTTTTCCTGATTGTAAAGTAGCTGAAAATTTATATCTGCCACCTTCTGTTCCTGAATCTGCTGATATTGAAAAGTTTGTAACTACCATACCGGGCATTTCTAATCCTGTTTGATTACTAACATCTGATGGTTGTAATACTACAGTTAATGATGAAGCATTATTTGTTACTGCTGCACCATATAATTGAGATACTATTTTATGTCCAGATGCAATAGTTTGGTCTGTGTCATCTGCTTGTGCAGCTCCACAAATATTAGCTAAAAGCAATCTATGACCTGCATCATCGTGTAATGTTCCTGAAAGCGATAATTCTACTACTCTCATTTTGTTGTCTTGAAAAAAGTCCTCATCTTTTAGAGTTGCTCCTACACCACTTCTAACATCTAATGTTTGTGTAACATTTAAACTAGGCATAGATATACTATCAACATCTAATTGTAGCATATTTGATGAATGTATTCCTGATGTACCAGCATTGGTTGCATCAGATATAACAAAGCATTTAAACTCTTTAGGTGAGAACGAATGTGCTGATGTTGCCATTATTTACTCTCCTTTTTCTTTGTTGGTGTTGCAGACGACTTAGATTCAACTAAACTCTCTATTGCACTACCTATTTGTTTAACTTCTATTTCTTTACCATCTTGTAGTTTATCCCAAGCGTCTTTATCTACACCACAGGACTTCCAACAATTAGGTAAAACTGTACTCTTTTTTATTAGTTTTATTTTCATAAAATCTCCTATCCTATATTACCTAAATGTTGTCCTAGCCATTGAAACTGAACAACATATTCGTTTTCGTCATCTAAGGCATTTAGTTCAGTTGATTCAACTCTACAGTTAAAACAATTACTACTATCTGTCAATACCATCGCTGTGTTGTCGTGTATTAACGCCTCAATTCTTGATACAAATCTTAAAACGTGGTCTAATGATGATTTATTCACATTAGGGTCAGCAAAATAATAAAACATATTAATTTGATATTCCCTCGTTTCAGAAGTTGTATTATACTCACTTAGAGTACTGCCTACAGGATCAAGCCGTAAATACTGTGTCGCCACTTCTTTAGTTTCGTGTCCTATGTAAATAGGCATAGCACCCTTAAATTCTGTTCTTAATACATTACGTAATTTATCTAATATATTCTTAAATGTATTTTCAGGAGTTATAGCCATTAGTTATTGTACCTTCCATATTTTCTAATTCTTGTCATTTTAACGGCTTTACCTTCTGATACATCTACATCCTCATACCTACCAAATACTTCTATTTCCCATTCATCATTAGCAGCAGCTTGTGTTGAATCTGTAGCACCTGCAAATCTTATCTCTAAACCACCTGCTAATTCTTGATAATCACCATTTATAATTTCATTAGTAACTATTTGATTGTTTTTAAGTTTATCTCCATCTTTAACCCATACAGAATATGTAGCTGTTCCTAGAACGCCACCAGTACCTATTTTAACCTTAATTAAGTCATAAGTACCTGTCCATTGACCTCTTGTATCAACAGGTCTAATTTTACCTGAAGTGTAAGTTACATCTCTAACTACACCTTGGGATGAATCTCTTGATACTTGCCAAGATAAAGCTGCTTTACCTTGATTTATATTTTCAATATTTTGCATAGCTTCTTCCATTAAAGCATTAGCAAGTTC